CCGAGTCGCGCCGCATGGCGGCGACCGAGAAGTAGGTGTTCTGACGTGACCAGGAGTCGACCTCCTGGGCCATCGTGGCCGCGTTGTAGGGCTTGCCCTGCCAACTGGCGTCGGACCCGTTGGGGTTACCGATGAACGCATTGACCCAGACGGCACTGCCGTTGGGAGCGGCCTGCAGCAACTCACGAAGGAAATCGCTGTTGGCGACGGCGCCTGATGAGCTAGACACCTCGGATGTGGTCATCATTCCGGCTTCGTTTCCAGTGGTTCACAGGTGTAGGTTGACCCGGCGCGAGTGTGGTGAAGCCGCTAAGCCCACGCCCTCAGGTGGCCGCCTGTGCCGGGTCAAATATGGGCATTGTGATACTTGCGCAAACTCAATTGCGCCGGTATCAGGTGCGTGATACTTTGCGACTAGAATTTCCCGATGGCTTACGGCC